AGAAAGAATGAATCTGTGTCAGTTAAAAAGTTATTCACTCTGTAACCTTGAGGTACCATTCCCATTTGATAGATAGCATTGATATCGTTATCAGCAGTACTTGTTCTATTAGGAGATTTCATCAATCTTTCAGCTGTGAATTGTAATTCTTTTGGAATTATCATTTTCATTCCCTGAAGAGCGATTCTTAAACCTCTTTCATCAACAAATCCTGCGATGTCGATTAACGATTGCTCTAGTGAAGTTTCGTTCAAGTCAGCTGGTACAGCCAATGTGTTACTAAATGTACCGCCAGTAGCTAGTGGGTGAGCATTATTAACTAATGATACTCCGTCTCCACCTGTTACTGCAGTAAATTGAGCTTGGTTTAGTACCTGCGCTGCTTTTACTTGCTTCGTATTCGACATAGATCTTGCAAGAGCTCTTGTGTATCTTGCAGCTAATCTGTCGTATAGGTTATCTTCGATTGCTTCTTCCGTGATAGCAAATGCTAAAGCAATTGTTTCGTGTGTATAACGTGCAGTAAATGTTTCTTGTGCATCGTCAAATACAACTCCAGCGCCCTCTTGTTTAGTGGGTGCAGAAGCGAAACCGCTTAACATTACTTCTTCTTCGAAAGCTCTGTCAGATGTTTCAGTCATGAAAATCTCTTTATCTTGATTTTCATATCTGTTGTATTCCAGGCCAAATAAAGCATTTAGACCTGGCTCTAGTTCTTTAACTAGTTGTGCTCGTGATATAGCCATAGTTTATTTCCTTATGTGTTGACCTACGCCAGACCGACTGTCGCCTGTCTGTAGAAGTGATTGTTTATTCTAACAAGAATATTCCCGTTAGCTGCTGATTCAGTGTTGTTAGCTGGATCTTGCGAAATATCAATTGCTTGAATTACGTAAGTAACCTGCGTTCCTGACTCTGAGTAGTCTAGCTGAACTTGAGAGTTCCCTGTTTGTGTTACACCAGTTGTGTTAGTAACTGAATAGTTTTTAAATAAATCCGCAGCACTAAAAGTACCATCAGAATCCACTAAAAAAACTGCATCTGGATCGTCTACAACAAAGGCAGTTATTCCGCCCTGTGTTGGAGTTACGCCACCAGGATAATAGTTTTTCCAAGTTGGTTTCTGAGTTGTTGGATCATTATAAAAACATCCGTTAAATACACCCACAACAGCGTTAGAAGTATTACCAGTATGTCTTTCAACATTTCCAGCGGCAGTTGGTATAACCAAATCCCCTTGAAATATTGCAGTTGCATAACCTGCTGCTATTCTATATCTGTTCTGAGCTCCAACTAATGGTGTTCCGTCTAGTTTTCTGTAAGGTCTAAGACCGAACTTTTCTGATACGTTTGCCATGTTGTTTGTCTCCTATTAAACGTTTGTTAATTTAAGACCACTGTAGGTATTGCAAAAAGATTACTTCTTGTTTCTACCACCAAAGGTCACTCTGGATTGCCTCTCAATATTGATTGGCATCTCCGGGTGCTGTTCCTTCATAAGATCTGAATCAACCGCTTTCATTCTGTCGTCTGTTAGCCTTTTAAAATAGGCTGCACGTTGTTCAAGTATCTCTGTCGGTATCCTTGCCAGCACAAGGCCCCCAATCCCGATTAACCCCCTATGTTTGCCTTCTTCAAGAACCGGATATCCATGACTGTCGCCTATTTCACTTATTAGTGTGGCAGCAGTTACAAATTCCCAACCCTCTCTAAGTTTTCTTGATACATTTGTTGCATCATCAAAACCTTGAATGGTAGTTCTTATCCAACGATGAGAAAAACCATGTGGTGCATCTGGGGCATCCAAACTGGATGATGGAGTCCAAGATTTAGGAGCTTCTTTTTTGCTTCTATCCTCTGAACTGCGTGAAGTTTTGTCTATTTTTGTCATAATTAATTATCCTCCTTCACGTATCTAGCATATTCCTCTAGTGGCACGCCTAATCTTTTAGCAATAGCTACCTGTGATTGCGAGAGTTTCACAGTTTTGCGTCCCTGTTGCTTACGACCAGCCGAAGCAACCGTTTGGACGGGTTTCGGTTTCTCCTTTTCAGGCTCGTCATTAGCACCAAAACTACTTGGAAAATATTTCCGTAGTCTTGTATTTACTTCAGTATAATACTCATCACTGTCCAGTTCAAGCCCCTCTTGAGCTAAATTATTATGAATAGTGATTGCAGCATTAGTCATGACCTCGTCATCCCCGAACCAAGTATTTTCTTCAGCCCATTTCTTAGCTTTAGGTGTAATTGGTTGTTGGGTAGGTTGAGTCTCTAGATTGTTTGCTTCAACGTTTGTTGTTGATTTAGCTTCTTCTTCTCTTATCTTCTTCTGCTCTTCACGATTTCCCATCTCTAATCTAGCTTTTTCTTTTTCTACAGCTAATTGAGTTAGTCTATCGTTTGCCTCCATGATTTTATCAGTATCTTGCTTTTCAATAGCATCACGAAGTACGTTCTTGACCTGTTCTCTTTGAGCATCCACTCTAGCATCAAACTCTTTTAAGTGTTGATCCTCTGAAGTATCAGCTTTTCTGACAGTAGTGTCGTACTTTTTTTGTAAACCCTTAGCAAAATCTAAAGCAGCTTTTTCTCTTCTTTCAGCTTCTCTGTATTTTCTAGTAAGCTTATCAATTCTTTTTTGATAGTTATCAGAATGTTTAACTAAATTGTCTTCTTCTTTAACAAGTTTTTCTTCTTCTTTAACAAGTTTAACTTCTTCTTTAACAAGTTTAGTTTCTTCTCCTGTCTCTTCTATTTGAAGTTCTTCTTTTTTTTCAGGTTCTTTAGTATGGGCTGTCCCACCTAAATCAACTTCCCCTCTATCAAGATTGGGTAATTCTTCTTTTTTTTCTGGTTGGTCTAACTCTATTACTGTTTCATTAGAATCATCAATATCTAAAGGAACATCACTTTCTTTTTTCATTAGTGCTTCTGCACTATAGTCTTTTACTTCTGCCATTTTATCCTCCTAAAATAATTGGAGAATATCTTCTGGCTTTTTGACTGTTCCTATTATCTCGTCATCATTGAGTATTCGGTGTTCACCGAATTTAGTTTGAAATCGTGAGCCGGCATATCTACCATAAATGATAAAGTCGCCTTCTTTACACCAAGCACCTTTGGGAAATTTACTTTCATCTTTATAACAAAGATCACCCATTTTAACTACAAGGGCAACAACTGTTGTCATCTGTATTTTATCTGATGTTTCTTCGGTTAATAAAAGTCCACCTTTTGTTTTTTTATGTCCAGACCATGGTCTGACTAACATTCGGTATCCTACTGGGTTTGGTATGATTTCAAGATATTCTTTGATGCCTTGTGGATCTGTAGGTACTTGATTTTCTTCCTTAGCTTCTTTAAATTCAGCTGTAGGTTGTTCAATCATTGTCGCCATCGTTATCCTCCTTTTGCAGGTTTTTAATATCCTGAAGCAGCGTTTCTAAAGCGCTGAGTCTGCCTCGAGCATACATCAGTTTATCCATGGAATCAACCCCATAGCAAAGATGTTCTTTTGTCACATCTATTTCTTTTTTAATTAAATTTTTAAAGGTATCAAATGAAAATGGGTCAATCATATTTTATATATTTTCATCTTTGTTAGATAAACAAATTTTATGTTCTCCCTTATCTATAATTTTAAAACCAAAATAATTTAGCATCTGAGTAATTAAAGGCATATCAAATGTAGGGTAATCATCAAAAACAAAACGAGTATGAGGTGCAGCTCTATCTGCAAACCAGAGCGCTTCTCTAACTACATCTTTAGTCATATGGGGACCATCAAAATGAACAAAAGCATATTTTGAATTTTTATGATCTGGATGATTCATAAAATCTATATCAGTCATATTAGCTAAAGTAAACAAGCCTTCATTTCTGTACTTATATAAATCGTTTAATAAAGTATCTCTCATCTGATCTGTATAATCAAAAGACTCAGGCTTAGTGGTATCGTAATGTTGGTACTCTAAATTTGCATAAGGATCTACACCAACATGCATATAATTATTTTTAACGGAGTTCATTATTACCATTGAACCCAGTCCTTGTCTAACCCCTATCTCACAAGATTTATAACCTTGGCAATTAAAATCTTTTGCCCACTTTGTTAGTAGTTCGTATTCTTTACTATCTCCCTCAATCATAAGGAATTTTTACAACTAATTATAGGGTTTGTAAATAGATTTTATTTGACCTTTATCCACAAGTTTTTTAAGATCCCCTTTATTCATTGTAGAATAATTTACTTCAACTTTAGGGGCTTCAGGCGCACACTTACATCTTTTTCCAAAGATTTTATCTATTAATTTTTTAAACATTATATTTTCTGCATATCAGGATTTTTTGATAACATGTTTTTTTCCGCTCTAGGTCTTGCAATAGAATCTTTACTTCTTTTTCTAAGTTGAGCAATAGCAGAATCCTTTAATCTTTTTTCTCTAATTTGCTTTTCTAAATCTCTAGCTAGGTTCATTTTTTACCACCTCTAAATATTTGTGTTCCCTTAATCCCATAAATACTCGCCACGACAAGAATCCATAAATTTGTAAACCATTGTGGAAGTTGCGAGAAGTGTGTAAAAAATAGATCCACTTTATCCATTGCAGCGGGGTCGTCGCTCACCACTGCCCAAGCGAGAATTGCTATCGGGGCGCTTAGTATTATCAACACTGCCTCGTCCTTCCAGTCGGACGATCTTGATTCTAATAATTTTCCTTGGTAAGCTTCCTTATCTTCTGCCATACGAGATGCATGCATAAGCTGTGCATCAGACATAGCTATTTTTGTTTTCTGTTT